GCGGCATTCTCAACACGCTGGTGCGCAACGTGGTCGGCCCCACCGGCATCGGTGTGCAGCCGCAGCCGCGTGATGCCGATGGCAACGTGCTGATGGATCTGGCCAAGCAGCTGGATGAGCTGTGGCAGCAGTGGAGCCTTCAGCCGGAAGTCACCGGCGAATTGAACCGCGCCCGTGCCGAACAGCTGATGGCGCGCACCTGGTTTCGCGATGGCGAGGGTCTGTGGCAATACCTTGAAGGCTCGGTGCCCAAGCTCAGCCACGGCACCAGCGTGCCGTTTTCGCTGGAGCTGCTGGAGCCCGATCTGCTGCCGATCGACTACAACGACAGTCAGAAGAACATCATCCAAGGCATCGAAATTGATGCATGGGGCAAACCGCAGGGCTACTGGTTTTACAAGCAGCACCCCGGCGATCCGTTCGTGGCCGTGCCCACGCTCAAGCGGCTGGCTACCGATCGCGTTGGCCACATCAAGCTGGTGGACCGCATTGGCCAGCGCCGTGGCGTCAGCATGTTCGCCAGCGTGCTGGCTCGCCTCGATGACCTCAAAGACTACGAAGAAAGCGAGCGCATCGCCGCGCGCATCGCGGCCAGCATGGCTGCCGTCATCAAGAAAGGTGACGCACAGTGCTACGAGCCCGAAAAAGCGGGCCAGCCGCGCAGCATGAACTTTGCCCCGGGCATGATCTTTGACGATCTGCTGCCGGGCGAGTCGGTCGAAACCATCGACAGCAACCGCCCGAACCCGAATGCGGTGACCTGGCGCGATGGCCAGATTCGCGCGGTGGCATGCGGCACCGACGTGAGCAACAGCAGCGCCAGCAAAAACTACAACGGCACCTATAGCGCGCAGCGGCAGGAGCTGGTCGAGCAAGACGCCGCGTATGGCGTGCTTCGTCAGGCGTTTATTGATCAGTGCACCAGCGAGGTGTACCGCCGCTTTGTTGCCGCGTGTCTCGCCGGCGGCCTGATCAAACCGGTCAGGGGCATGAGCTTTGCCCAGCTAAGCCATGCTGTGTATATGCCGCCGGTGATGCCGTGGATCGACCCGATTAAAGAGGTCACCGGCTGGCAGATGCAGGAAGACCGCTGCTACATCAGCGGCGCCGAGATCGTGCAGCGGCAGGGCCGCAACCCGGCCGACGTCATCCGCGGTCAGGGCAAATGGCAAAGCGACCTCAAGGCCGCCGGCATTGTCACGCAAGACGCGCCCACCGCACAGCCCATCTACAAAAAGCAGCCGCCGCCGGACGACGACACGCCGGAACAAGCGGCCAACCCCGAGGCCACAGCTCATGCGTAAACACTCCCTCTCGCTTGCCATTGCTGGCCTGATGGCGGCGTGCTCGCCGCACGCGCGCCTGTCGTCTCCGGCATTCGCCGCCGCCGATGGCAACGTGCCCACGATCCGCCCGCTGATGGTGCTGCGCCCGATCGCCAACACCACCGAGGCCGAGCTGCTGGTGTATGGCGATATCGGCGACAGCTGGTGGGGCGAGTCGGTCACTGCACTGAGCGTGGTGCAGCAGCTGCAGGCACTACCGGCCAACACCACGCAGATCAATGTGCGGATCAACAGCTACGGCGGCAGCGTGAGCGATGGCATCGCCATCTATAACGCGCTCAAGCGGCACCGTGCCCGCGTCGTCGTCACCGTTGACGGCGTGGCCATGTCCAGCGCCAGCTTGATCGCGATGGCGGGCGATGAGATCCAGATGCCGGCCACCTCGCTGTTGATGATCCACGCACCGTGGGGCGTCGCGCAGGGCAACGCGCAGGACATGCGCGTCATGGCCGACGTGCTCGACACCTACGCCCAGGCGATGGCCGGCGCCTACGCCAACAAAACCGGCAAGCCTAATGCCGACATGTTGGCGCTGCTGTCGGATGGGCAGGACCACTACTACACAGGTGAGCAATCCGTGGCCGAGGGCTTCGCCGACGCGCTGGTCGCCGCCACCGCGGACCTCGGCGACGAGGCGGACAACAAGAACGCGAGCGCCCGTGCCGCTGGCGTCCATCGGCTGCTGGCCGGTGCGCCCGATCACATCAAACAGATCGCTGTCGCCGCCGCCGCGCGTCATCCGGCCGCGCTGCCCGAACTGGCCAAGCCGCGCATGCGCATGCCGGCGGGTTTCGATGCGCAATCCCTTGAACAGGCGCTGGCATCCGCCAGCGGTCAACAGGCCCTGATGGCCGCACTCACCACGGCCGCCACGGCCGAATCTGGAGACGACGATATGAAACTTCGCAAGCTGTTTGCCGCGGGCTTCCGCAACAAGCTCGGCGCGGACGGTGGCGAAGGTGGCGGCGGCGTTGCCGCGACCGTCGCCGACGTCCACGCCGCGTTGCGCACCCGCAACGAGGAAATCAAGGCCGTGCTGGAACCGTACATGCGCCGCGAGGGCGTCAGTGCGCTGTACACCGCCGCGCTGGCGGATCCCTCGGCCACCGTCGACAGCGTCCGCGCGAGCTTGCTGCCGATCCTCGGCGGCGCCTCCGAGCCGGCGGGCAGCGCGATGCACATTCAGATGGGCACCAGCGAAAACGAAAAAATGCGCGGCGCGGCGGAGCAGCTGCTGATGGCCCGCTATGGCCTGATCCATGGCGATGCGGCCGTGGCCGCACGACAGGGCAACCCGTTCGGCAGTGCGTCGCTGATCAGTATGGCCGAGCAGATGCTGGTCCGCGGCGGCGCTAATACCCGCCACATGGGCCGCGAAGAAATTGCCCAGCGCGCGCTGGCCGCGGGCGGTCAGACCACGAGCGATTTCCCGGTGTTGCTGGAGAACGTGCTGCACAAGGCGCTGCTGGGCGGCTATTCCGCCTCGGCATTCACCTGGATGCGCTTCTGCACCATCGGCACCCTGATCGACTACCGCCCGCACAGCCGTTACCACCTCAGCTCGTTTAGCGATCTGAAAGTGGCCAATGAACGCGGCGAGTATGAGAACGGCGTGCTGGGCGATGGCGCCAAGGAAACCATCCAAGGCAAGCGCAAGGGCCGCATTCTGGAGATCACGCCGGAAGTGTTGATCAATGATGACCTCGGTGCGCTGATCCGTGTATCCGGCGCGCTAGGGCAGGCCGCAGGCCGCACCATCGAAAAAGACGTTTACAGCCTGTTCGCCGCGAACGGTGGCAACGGCCCGACGATGAACGACGGCAAGCCGCTGTTTCATGTCGACCACGGCAACATCGCCGCGACCGGCGGCGTGCCGAGCGTCGCGAGCTTCGATGCGGCACGCACGGCGATGGCCGGGCAGATGGATCCGGGCGGTAACGACTTCCTCGATATCACCCCGGCCATCTGGCTCGGCCCGTTGGCGCTCGGGGGCTCCGCTCGCGTGATTAATCGCGCTGAGTACGACCCGGACACGCCGAACAAGTTGCAGCGCCCGAACATGGTGCAGAACCAGTTCAAGGACCTCATCGATACGCCGCGCCTGGCTGGGGATCCGTGGTACGCGCTGGCCGACTCCGCTACCGAGGCCGTGTTCGAGGTCGCGTTCCTCGACGGCATCCAGACGCCGACGCTGGAGCAGGAGCTGAATTTCCGCAGTGACGGTATCGCGTGGAAAGCCGCCCACCGCTACGGCGTGGCCGCCGTGGGCTGGCGCGGTATCCACAAGAACCCGGGCAAGTAGTCGCCCACGCGGTGGCGCGGGCCCCCGCGCCACGACGGCACACCTCTCTTACGTTTCGGAGCAGAACCCATGACCACGCGATACATCAAGCCTGGCGAAGCGCTTGACCATACGAACCACAGCGGTGCTGCCATCAACGTCAACGACGTCATTGTCGCCGGTGCGTTGGTTGCCGTTGCCGCCACCAACATCGCCATCGGCGCCACCGGCACGATGCTGGCCAACGGCGTGTTCACCCTGCCAAAGAAAGCCGGCACCGCGATACCGGAAGGTACCCGCGTCACTTGGTCGGTGGCGGATAAGGCTTTCATCGTGGGCGCCGGTGTCGCCGGTGACGTGGCGAATGCCGGCATCGTGGTGGAGGCCGACGCGGCCGCAGGCGATACCAGCGCCCGCGTGCTGATCGCACCCGGTCTCGGCACCGTGGTGGCAGCCTAACCATGCTGAGCGACTTCGCCGCCATGCACAGTGATTTGCTTGCCGAACTTGGCGAGCCTGGCACCGTCGTGCGTGGCGAAGCCGATCCGGTACCGCTGACCCTGTTTGTTGACGATGCCGTGCAGGACGTGGGCCAGTACGGTCGCGTGGTCGGCAACAAGCGCGTGTTGGGCATGCTGAAAGCCGAGTGGCAGCCCAAGCGCGGCGACACGTTCACTGTGCGCGGCGGCACCAGCAAGGCGGAAGAAATTGCCAGCGACGACGGCATCGTCGTGGTGGTGGTGATGCATGGCTGATCTTCATCGGAGTGCAGCCATCGTCGCCGCGCCATCGCGCACCTGGTCGCTGATCCTCGCGCTACAAGCGCAGCTCGCGACCATCCGCGTGACCAACGGCTACCTCACCGACCTCGGCGCCCATATCTGGACCACCGACAGCCAGCGCAGCAGTGATGAGGCGCTCGGCCTGATGATCTATAGCGAGCCCATTGTCGGTCCCGGCCTGGACCGCGAGCGCCCGGGCAAGCCAGTGCGTGATTTCACTATCCTGCTGGAGTGCATCGTCGGCACCGATCTGGACGATGCGCAGCAGCAGATTCACGGCGTTATTGAAGATATCGAGGTGTGCGTGGCGAATTTCGCCAAGCAGCCGGCGGTGCTGGGTGCCCTGCAATGCACGGCGATGCACGTAGCTGATATCGCCATCCTCGACCGGCCCGAAGGTGCGGCGGTGATCGCTGCGCAGGCGCGCGTCGTCGCGAGGTACTTCCGATGAGCCGTTACACCCGCCTCGCCGTGGAGTTGACCGGCGCAGTGGACGCTATGCAGGACATGCAGCAGATCCCTGCGCGCATCCTGCTGGCACAGAAACGCGCGATCGGCACCGTCCAGCGCAAGCTGCCTACCGAGGCGAAGCGCGATATCGGCGCCGAGTACAACCTGCTCGCCGGCCGCATCGCCGATGGGCTCAACACGCGCGTCAGCAGTGATGGCATCAGCCTGGTGGGCAAGGCGCGCGGCATCAACGCCATCCAGTTCGGCGCCACGTGGAGCCGGATCACCGGCAGCGGTCTGGTCGCCACCAGCAGCCGCCGCCACTTCACCGCCATTCGCTACCGCGGCGCGTTGCGCGGCGACTCCATGCTGGGTGCCAAATTCGCCATGAAGCGCGGCGCCGCGCCCACCGTCCACGCGGGCAGCTTCATTGCGCGCGGCAAAAACGGCGCGCTGCTGGTATTCGAGCGCAGCGGCGCCAAGCGTCTGCCGCTGCAGGGCTTGTACGGCCCGAGCGTCGGCCAGATGCTCAAGCACGGCCGCCGCCCCGAGCGCCTCGTGGATTTCGCCATCCGCACCTTGCAGAGCGAGCAGGTGCGCCTGCTTGGGCGCACCCCATGAAACTCACGTTGACCAAACCGCACACGACCACCGGAGCGCACGACCATGCCCAATCCTGAAACCTATTACTACGGCCAAGGCCGCGTCTCCATTGCCTTACGCGATGCCGTCACCGGCGTGCTGGGCAAATGGCGCTGGATTGGCGACGTCAGCGCGCTGAGCATCAAGCTCAGCGTGGACAAGGTGCAGCATAACGAAAGCTATAGCGGCCAGATTTCGCAGACGCGTTCGTTTCCGACCAAGAAAACCGCCACGCTCGACATGACGGTGAACCAGATCGACGCCGACAACCTGGCGCTGTCCCTGTTCGGCACCACGCAGGTGCAGGCCGGCGGCACCGCTGCAGCTGAAGCTTTGCCGGCGGGCTTGGTCGCTGGCGACGTCTTCTACCTCGCCAATCCGGGCGTGGCCAGCGTCGTGATTACGGACAGCACCGCGACCCCGAAAACATTGGTGCAAGGCACCGACTACGTGGTGGAGGATGTCGGCTTTGGTCGCTGCCGTCTTCTCAGTGTCGGCACCTATACGCAGCCGTTCAAGGCCGGCTATACGTACGGCGCGCGCAAGTCGGTCGGCATGTTCACCGCCGCCCAGCCCAACGTGGCCGTGCGCTATGAGGGCCTGAACCTGGCCGAGGGCAACGCGCCGGTGTTGGTCGATCTGTACAAGGTCGCCACCGATCCGCTGCAAGAGCTGGCGCTGATCAGCAGCGGCAACGACGTCACCGGTATGCAGGTGAGTGGCGGCATCTTGCTCGACAGCAGCAAGCCGTCCACCGGTGCGCTCGGTCAGTTCGGCGCCATCACGCAGATCACGCAGGCCGTGGCGCCCTGATGACTACACCGACCGATAACACCGATGGCGCGCTGGACGCCGCCATCCTGCTGCCGGATCGCACCACTACCATCGCTGGCAAGGCGGTGGTGATGCGTGAATACAGCTTCGCGGAAAGCCTGCGGCACTTTGCGCTGATCGCCGCGCTCAGCGATGCCATGACCGGCATTGCGCTCAATCGCGATTTTCACGATTTCGATTCGCTGCGGGCGGCCTTTGGCGCCAACGCCGACGGCGTGATGGAGCTAATTGCGATTGCCTGCGATCAGCCGGTGGCATGGGTGCGCGGTCTGAATGCCGACGATGGCGAAACGGTGCACATGCTGTGGTGGGGAGTGAACGCGGATTTTTTTCTGCGACGCGTCCTGCTCAGCGTCAAGCTGCGAAAGGTGCGCGAACTCGCTGGGCTGACATCTTCGCCACCCTCACCGCCGCCGGACACGACGCGCGAAGCCTCACCGGATACACCCAGCGGCAGCTGATGCTGTTCTACGACGCGGCGCTTCGTAAAGAGCGTCGCGATCGTCGGGCACGCGTCACGGATATGGCGGCCGCCCATGTCGGCGGCAAAGCAGCCACTGACTACATCGCGCACTTGAAGGATTAACACCCACGATGGCCGTCCAAGATTACGAGTTGCTATTGCGTGTCCGGGCGGACCTGATGGAGGCCGTCAAGGGCATGGACGGCCTGTCCACCAGCATCGGCGGCGCCAAGGCCGCCGCCGATGCGGTGGGCGAAAGTGCGGACCAAGCCAGCGCCCGCATTCAGAAGATGGTGCAGGCCACCAGCGCGCAGGCGCAGGTGCAGGAGTCGGCGCGATCGCAGGCCGAGCGTGCCGCGGCAACCGCACGCAACACCATCCAGAGCTATGACGATCAGACGGCTGCTGCGAAGCGGGCGAGCGAAGCGCTCGCATCCTACCGTTCGCGCATGGCCACCACCGCCGGCACCGGTGGTGCTGCGGCTGGCATCGCTGCCGAACGCTCGGAGATGGCGAAGCTTGCGGCGCAGATTGATCCAACCCTAAAGGCCCTGGCCAAGCTCGACGCACAAGAGCAGTCGCTGAACGCCATGCGCAAAGCGGGCGTGGTCGGGCTGGACGATTACACGCGCTTTAAGTCGGTGATCGACCAGAACCGGGTGGCCATCACGGGCGCCGGTAGCGCCATGCACACGTTCAACTTCAACACGGCGCAGACCCGCATTGAAATGGGGCGGTTGATCAAGGATCTGTCGACCGGTCAGTGGAGCCGGCTGGGGCAGACCAGCATGACGCTGGCCAGCCAGGCCGGCCTGATGTCGGTGCTGTTCAGTCCGCTGGGTCTGGCGATCGGTGCGGTCGTCGGCTCGCTCGGTGCGTTCGTCCTCGCGGCCGAGCAGGTAGCCACGGAAAACGACAAGCTCAACCAGTCGATTGCCGCCACCGGCAACTATGCCGGCACTACCACGGGGGAGATCGACAAGCTGGCCAGCGGCATCACCACCGCCAATGGCAGCCTCAGCGCCTCGCGTGCGGTCCTCACGCAGCTGGTGGCCAGCGGCAAGGTCGGCAGTCAAGCGCTGGCTGCGATGGGGCAGGTCGCGGTCGACATGGCCGTGCTCACCGGCCAGAGCGCCGACAAAGCCACGGCCGAAGTGCTGAAGATGTTTGACGGCACGGCCGCCAGTGCGGTCAAGGCTAACGATCAATATCACTTCCTCACCACCAGCATCTATGACCAGATCAAGGCGCTGGAGGAAGAAGGCGACACGCAGGCAGCCATGGACGTGGCCGCCGAGGCCTTTCACCGTGCCGCGCAGGAACGCATCGAGCAAATGGATGCTCAGCTGTCCGGTCTGGCGGCGATGTGGGACAAGGTCAAGAAGTCCGCTGGCGGTGCGTGGGAGCAGATGAAAATCGGCGCGTCGCTGGTGCTGGGCACCGCCGACGATCAAACCACCATGTATGCGCTGCTCGGCAAAAAGATGAGCGCGCAGGAGGGTGGTACCAACAACGTCGGTGGTGCGCTCGCCCGTATCGGCGGCGCCGGCACGGGCCTTACGCCGCTGCTCAATTCGGCCCTGTCCAAGATGCCGGGCACGCGTGCCACGTGGAGTGATGCCGACGAGGCTGAGCTCAAGGCGCTGCAGGCCAAGATCGACAAGGCTCAGCAGGATGCCGACGCCGCTGCCACGCGTACGCAGCTCAACGACAAAGCCGTCACCGCCGACGCCGGCCTCGATCGCCTGGCGGCCAGCATCGACAAGGCGTATGGCCAAAAGGAAAAGATCAAGGAGCTGAATAAATACTTTGAGGATCTGTGGGCCGGCGCCGATCCGAACACCGCCAAGCTCAACGGCGTGCAGCGCGTCGTCGGTGCCGATGGCAGTGCCCATTTTAGCGGCGGTCTGTACGACACGCTAATGGCCGATATCGACAAGAAGCCCAAGGCCAAGAGTGACGCCGCGCAGCAGAAGGCAGCCGCGGCGGCGCACGCCGATCTGATCAAGCGGCTGGGCGACGAACAGGGCGCGCTCGACCCGGTGGCCAAGGTGTGGGCCGCGTACAACGACGAAGTCACCAAGGCCAACGAACTCGCGGCCAAGGCCAAGACCGAGAAGGGCGCCGACGTCGTGGCGATCAACGCGCAGCGTGACGCGCTGATTCAGTTGTACGGCGCCGCGCGCGATGCCGCGCTGGACACCATCGCGGACAGGGATCGCGAGGCATTCGTCAAACTGCGCGACAGTTTGAAAGACGTCAACGGCGTGGATTTCGGCAAGGCGCTGGCCCAGCTCAAGCAGCTGAACGATGAGCTGAAAAAAGGCACGATCACTGCACAGGAATACCACGACACCACCGCGCTGGTGCTCAATCAGAACCTGCCCAAGTTGCCCGAGTATAAGGGCGTGGATGCCACCGTCGGCGGCCCGTTCGGCGAGCTGGACAAGCTCGACGTGCAGCACAAGGCGCTGGAGGAGGCATATAAAAAGCAGCTCGACACACTGCATAAGTGGCACGCCGCCACACTCGATTCGGACCAAGCGTTCGCCGACAAAGAGCAGGCCTTGGCCACGGCGCATGCCACCGAGCTGGCCAAGATCGACACCGCACGCCAGCAGGTGATGATGCTCGGCATCACCAGCTCGCTGGATGCCGCCGCCGTTGCGATCAAACAGGGCTATGGCGAGCAGAGCAAGGCGTACCGTGCCGCGTTCGCGCTGAGCAAGTCCGCGGCGATCGCGCAGGCCAGCGTCAACATGTACATGGATATCAGCCAAGCCGCGGCCAAGGGCTGGCCGCAGAACATTCCGCTGATCGCGCAGGCGTTCGCTGAGGGCGTCGGCATCATCGGCAATATCCGATCAGTCACGGCCGGATTTAGCGACGGCGGCTACACCGGCCATGGCGGCAAGTATGAACCGGCCGGCACCGTGCACCGCGGTGAGTTTGTGAACCGTCAGGAAGTGGTCAAACAGCCTGGTGCGCGCACGTTCCTCGAGGACTTCAATCGGCGCGGCATGGCCGCGGTGGTCGACCGATCACATGCCGGCTTTGCCGAGGGCGGTTACGTCAACGGCGGCATGGCTTTCCCCGCGGGCTTTGCGGCGCGCAATGACCCGAGTTTCAACATGAACCAGAAAAGCGGCATGCACGGTGCCGGTGCGGGTCGGAACCTGCGCCTGATCACCACGCTCGATCCTAACGCGATCAGCGACCACCTCAACAGCAGCGAGGGCGAGCAGGTGATTCTGCAGGTGCTCGGCCGCAATAAAACCACCCTGAAAACCATGGTGAATCACTGATGGCCTACGAGATCGGCTTTGTCGACAACACCGGCAGCGAAGGCGTTGCCCACTGGCAGTTCCTGCTCAAGATCAAAGCCCTGGCTGAGGCCAACGGCTGGACCACGCTGCGCTATCTCAACCCGACGCCCTATACCACCGACACGGTGATCCGTGAGCTGATTCTGCAAGGTGTCGGTCTGTCCGGCACCGAGCAGATCTTCATTGGCTTTCGCGCGTACCAGAGCGTCAGCGCTGATTACTACAACCTCAGCTGTGCCGCCTTCACCGGCTATGCCGCCGGCAATACCTTCATCACCCAGCCGGGCTATGTCGAGAGCGGCGTGCCGGCGCACAACAATCGCATCGATTACTGGCTCGTTGTGAATGCGCAGCGCATCGCGTTCGGCCTGAAGGTCGGCACACCGGCCTACGAGCATGGCTACGCCGGCAAATTTCTGCCCTATGCCACGCCGGGTCAATACCCATATCCACTGGCGGTCGGCGGCATGCTCAATGGTGTGCCAGCGACACGTTTCAGCGATACCGCGCACTCGATGCCTTACAAGGGCACCCGCGCCAACTTCAAAATCCGCTTTGTCGATGGCGCATGGAAACAGATCGATAGCTGGCCTTGGAATAACGCTTACCTGGCTACCGCCACCCAGCTGCGCGACACCAACAACAACTACAAGCTCCTGCCGGTCGTGCTGAATGACGCCGGCCCGAATATCTACGGCGAGCTGGATGGCGTTTACTCGATCAGCGGATTTAACAACGCCACGGAAAATACCCTGACCATCGACGGCATCCCCTACGTCGTGCTGCAGGACGTCTCCCGCAACGGGTTTACCGACTACATTGCTTTGAGGCTCAACTGATGGCCTACGTCGCCGGTACCGCCACCAGCGTGGCCGACTTGCTCACCGCGTTGCAGAGCGCCTGCACGGCCAACGGTTGGGCGCTGAGCGGAACCATCCTCAGCAAAGGTGCCTGCTACATGCAGGTCAAGGTCGTGGGGGGCTACCTCACGGTGTTGGGTGGCACGGGCAATGCCGGCAGCGACACGCTGGCGTCTCCCGCGACCCCTGCTGCCGCGCTGGGCCAGTTATGGGCCGCAGACCCCTTCGCGTTTCCTCTGACCTATGAGATCAACGTGCACGCCGCACCCGATGAGGTGTACGTGGTCGTCAACTATGCGATTGATCGGCACCAGTGGTTGGCCTTTGGCTGTAGCCCCGCAGCAGGCTTGCCCGGCACCGGTAACTGGTTTGGAGCCAGCTTGTGCCGCGGCTCCCAGGTCACTGGGATCAGCATGAGCACCTCGCAGGGAGGTTGGAATAATTTTCAGGCGCCCGCGCTGTTCTGGCAGACGGGAGCGAGCAATTTCTGGACCGGCGTCCTGCATCACGGTCTTGATGGTCTCACGTGGTCTGCCGGTGCAGGGGGCGGCGTGGCGAACGCTGCCGATGCACTGCCCGGTGCCACGTCACTGCTGAGCCGACAACCGAATAGCTGGAACGGCGAGGTGGTGTTGTTGCCCATCCAGCCATGCGTGGCGCGCCCCTCGTCAAAGGTCAGCATGGTGGGTGATTTGGGTCATGCCCGGTATCTGCGCAACGACAATCTGGCCGCTGGCGACATCATCACGCTGGGTCCCGATCGCTGGAAAGCTTATCCCTGGTATCGCAAAAACAGTGCGGCGCGGGATGGTGTGTACGCAACCGCCATGGATCACAGCGGCACGCTCGGCTGGGCTATTCGTTACACGGGCCCATGACCATGGCCTCACTTTCCGGCTCTCGTATCACCTCGCCCCTCGGCGGACTGCAGTCGCCAACGGTCAGCGCCGATCTGCGCACCTATGCCGTCGACTACTGGCCGCTGCATGCTGCCGTCGTCGGTCGCGCGCCGAATGGTGTGCCTACGTCGTCATGGCCCGTGCAGGCCAACGGGGTCGCGCTCAGCGGAACCCACGCGAACAGCTACCTTCTGGACTTCTACAACCGCGTGCAGATCCACCCGGCCACGATCGCGCTGGGCAACCTGGTCAGTTCGCAGACGCGCACCGTGTCGGTGTGGAATGCGTGGCTCGATCGCTCCGCCACGGTGACCGCCGTGCAGAGCGACAGCGACAGCGCCATCGTGATCAGCGGGCAGGGCAACCCGCCACTGGTGATGCCGCCGCTGCAGGAGTTGACGTGGCAACTCAGCGTCGGCGTGGCAGGTACGGCCACGCTCGACACCACCGTGCAGTGGGTGTTTGCCGGCGACCCCTCGCTCGGCGTGCGCATCACGGGCCAGCGTGTTACCGCGTGGACGTTCGCGCCCCATTGGGACAGCGGCGTCACCGAGCGGCTGGAGTGGTTGACGCTGGTGGAGCGCGGGACCAATGGCAACGAAACCAGCACGCCGCTGCGCGAAACGCCACGCCGTAGCTGGGAGTTTGTGCCGGTGGTGGAGGGCGTCAACCGTCAGCGCATGGAGGCGATGCTGTACGACGCCAGCGCACGCACGTGGGCGGTGCCACTGTGGGCCGAGATCCATGCGTTGCCGACGCCTTTGGCCCTTGGCGCGCTGAGCATTCCGATGGCCACCGCCGGGCTGGACTTCCACAAGGGCGGTCTAGCTATCCTGATGACGGACGCGCACACGTACGAGACGGTGGAAGTCGACACCGTGACGGACAGCGCGATCAACCTGGTGCGCGCCACACTCAATGCATGGGATGCCGGCACGAAGCTGTACCCGGCACGCACCGCGCGGCTGGATGAATACCCGACGCTCAACCGCTTCACCACGCGGCTGGTCGACACGACGGTGCGCTTCGTCAGCATGGACGCCAACGACTACATCGCGACCATGCCGGCGGCGCGCTACCTCGGCACGCCGGTGCTGGAGGATCGCCCCGAGTGGAGCGACAACCCAACCATGCAATACGGCCGTGATGTGGAACTGATCGACGGCAACACCGGCGGCGCGCTGGTCGACGATATCAGCGGCAAGCCGTGGCCGATTCAATCGCACCGCTGGCAGGTCTACGGCCGCGCAGCGCATGACAGCCTGCGCCAGCTGCTGTACGCGCTCGCTGGCAAGGTCGGTCGCGTGTGGCTACCCACCTGGCAGGATGACCTGTATCCGGCCGCCGATGCCGCCGGCAACACCATGGACGTGACGAACGGCGGCTATACCGTCTATTTGCACGGGCAGAACGGCCGGCGCGACATTCGCGTGCAGTTGGTCGATGGCACCGTGTTCTATCGGCGCATTACGGCCTCAGCCGAGATCGACACCGATACCGAGCGTCTGCAGCTCGACAGTGCGTGGCCGTCGACCATCGCCAAGGCCAACGTGGTGAGCATCAGCTTTATGGCGTTGTGCCGGCTCGACACCGATGCGGTGGAGATCCACCACTGGACCGATTCCGTGGGCGCCGCGGCGTGCGCCGTGACGTTTGCGCAGTTGACCGGCAATGGCTGAGGTCGAGATTTACACCTTTGCCTGCGGGCTGCAGATGTGGCGCTACACCGACGCCCTGCTGCCGGTCACGTTTCTTGGCAACACTTACGCGGCAGCGGTGATCAAGCGCGGTGCGATCGAGCAAAGCACGGATCTGGAAAAGGCCACGCTCACCATCACCGTGCCGGTGACGTTGGGGCTGATGGATCTCTTCCGCCCGGCGCCACCGTTGCGCCGCATCTATGTGACTGTGCAGCGCCTCACGCGCGGCGATACCACGGCGCGCACGTTGTGGAGCGGCACGGTCGGCTCGCCGGATTCTGGCCAGCACACCGCGGTGCTTACTTGCATGAGCCGGGCGGCGGCACAGCAAAACACTGGACTGCGGCGTAAGTGGACCAAAACTTGCGGCTTCGCGTTGTACAGCCCAGCGCCCATGTGCGCGGTCGATCGCACCGCGTTTCGCGTGAATGGCACGCTGAGCACTGCCCGCGGCAACGTGATTAAGTCGGGCGCGTTCGCAAACAAGCCCGACGGCTATTTCGCGGGCGGCTTCATCGAGTGGACGCGCAACGGCGACGAAGCCTGGCGTTTTGTTACGGCGCATGTGGGCGACACGCTGACTCTACTGACTGCCGCGCCCTTGCTGGTAGGCGATGTGCTGCAGGCGTACCCGGGCTGCGATCACTCCACCGGCGGCAATGGCTGCGGCCGGTTCAATAACCTGAGCAACTACGGCGGCCAACCTTACATCCCATCTAAAAACCCGTTCGGCGCGAACAACATTTACTGAGGTCCACATGCCGTTTCTTATTTATATGATCATCATGCTGGTGGTGGCGGTGGCGGTCTATGCCAGCATGCCCAAGCCGCCCAGCACCCAGCCGCAGTCGCTGACGGACGGCGGCGTGCCGCTGGCTTCGGACGGTCGCGACATGTGCGTGGTGTTCGGCGAGGTCTGGATCGACGACAACAACGTCTGCAATTACGGCGGCCTCTACACCGTGGCGATCAAGTCCAGCGGTGGTGGCAAGTGAGCGCTCCCATCGTGGTGATCATGCAACACGTGCGCGCGGCCTCGATGCCGGGCGTCGGCGTGCTATGCGCATCCGGCGTGCGCGCGTGGTTCGCGCAGCACGATCTGGACTATCGCGCGTTCCTGCACGATGGCCTGCCGCTGGAGACGCTGGAGGCCACCGGCGATGCCTTTGCCTTGCGCGCCTGTGCGATCGCACGTGCCGAAGTGAGCGAGGTGAGCGATGGGCGGTAAGAGCAGCGACGCCACCATCGGCTACTGGTACGGCGGCACGTTCCATATGGGGCTGAGCCATGGCCCGCTGGACGAGATTCTGGAGATCCGCGGCGACGATAAGACCATGTTTCCGGCTTCGGGACAGCCCACCATGACCGCCAGTGGTGCGGTCACCATCAACGCACGTAGCCTGTACGGCGGCGAAAAGCAGGAGGGTGGTGTGCAGGGCACGCTCACCGTGCTGATGGGTGAGGCGACACAGGTGCCCAGCGCGGCGCTAGCCACCATCGAGCCCATCGTGCGGCCTGCTTACCGCAACATCTGCACCGTGGCATTTACCGGCCTGATCGGCGCGATGAGCCCCTACGTCAAAGCGTGGCGCTTTCGCGTGCGTCGCCATCTGAAGGGCTGGAATACGCCGGTTTGGCGTCCGGAGCTGTGCAAGGTCGGCCGTGGCATGAACCCGGCGCACATCATCTATCAAGTACTCACCGACCCGGTGTGGAGCGCGTCGGAAGATGCCGGGCAGGGCCTCGACGATGCCAGCTTTCTGACAGCCGCGCAGGCGCTCTACAACGAAGGCATGGGACTCTGCCTCAAGTGGTCGTCGGCGGATGCGGTGGGCGACTTCATCAACATCGTGATCAACCACATCGGCGCATTGCGCACCATCGACCCGACCACGAACCGCGCCGGCATCCGGTTGCTGCGCGCCGATTACGACGTGGCCACGTTGGCGGCCAATCCCAACACCGTGCTCGATGAAAACGACATACTCGAGATGACCAGCTTTCAGGTGCCGGTACTCGATCAGTCCGTCAATCAGGTCACGGTGACATATCGCGACGTCGATACCAACGAAGATGCGGCGGTGGTGTACCAGAACCTGGCCAACATTCAGGCGCAGGGCAAGGTGGTGGACCAGTCCACCGCGTACCCAGGCGCGTGGAGTGCGGCGCTCGCCAGCCGCCTGGCGGCACGGGACTGCCACACGCTTAGCGCGTTGCTGGCCAAGGGCGAGTGCAAGGTCAAGAGCACGCGCTGGAAAACGAAGGTGGGCGACGTGCTGCTGCTGAGCTGGGCGCGCGAGAAAGTGGTGCAGATGCCGATCCGCGTGCTCAAGGTCAACTATGGCGACAGCACCGCGCGCAGCCTCACGATCAGCTGGGCACAGGATGAGTTTGCGCTGCCGTCCACCTCGTACCTCACGCCCGGCGGCTCGCTGTGGGCAGCGCCAGACCGCACGCCGCAGGCCATCACCACGTCGCAGGCGGTGGAGATGACGTACCGCGACCTAGCGCGCACGATGGACCCAGCCAACCTGCAGATGCTCACGTCCGACGCCGGCTATCTCACCGCGCTGGCCGTGCGCCCGCCGGGCGTCAATTACAACTATCACCTGTTCACGCGGCTGGGCACGGCGGCATACGCCGATCGCGGCGGCGGCGACTTCATCACCACCGGTACGCTGGGGGTAGCGATCGGGCCCACCGACACCACGCTCGCGCTATCGGCGTTCGATGACCTCTCGGCGGTGCAGGTGGGCAGCGCGGCGCTGCTGGATGCCGAGGTCGTGCGTATCGACGGTATCAATACCGTGACAGGCAGTGTCACGTTGGGCCGCGGTTGTGTCGATACCGTGCCAGCGGCGCACGCGCTCGGTGCGCGGTTGTGGTTCTATCAGGGCCATGTCGGCTCCGACAGCACGCAATACGTGGTCGGCGAAAGCGTCAACGCCAAGCTGTTGACCGTTTCCGGCGCAGGTATGCTCGATCCATCCGCGGCGGCCACGCTCAGCCTGCCGATGAAACAGCGCCAGGCGCGCCCCTACCCACCGGGCAATCTCAGGGTGGCGGGCAATCGGTATCCGGCGACGGTCGTCGGCAGCCTGGCACTGGCATGGTCGCATCGCTCGCGCGTGCTGCAAGCGGATCAGATGGTGGACACGCGGCAAGTCGATATCGGTCCGGAATCCGGTACCACCTACACGGTACGCGTGTATCTCAACAACGCGCTCAACAGCACGACCACCGGTGTTACTGCCAATACCCTCACGCCCGTGGTCAGTGGTGATGGCCCGGTACGCGTGGAAATCGACGCTGTGCGCGCCGGGCTTACCGGCTGGCAGACGCTCTCCGCATCCTTCGCTTACTCACGCAGCTAGACGTGTGCCACCTGTCGGGTAAAGGTGGCACAGCGAGCCCGGCATGCTGATCGCATGCCAAACCAACCGCCAAACTCTGCCACCGGCTCTGCGATCAGTCTTGCATGGGGCGCGCGCGTCTCCACGGGCTTTGCTAAAACGCTGCTCGGCATCTGCCGTGACTTTGGTTGGGGTGCTGAGCATCCGAGCTGGCTGATGAGCTGTATAGCGTTTGAAAGCGGCGAAACGTTCAGCGCATCAGTGCGCAACGCGGCCGGATCTGGCGCGGCGGGCCTCATCCAATTTATGCCAGCGACGGCCGCTGGCCTTGGTACCACCATCGAGAATCTGCAGCTGTTGTCGGCCGAGTCGCAACTGTCCTACGTGCGGCAGTATTTCAAGCCGTACGCGCGGCGCATCGGCTCGCTGTCGGACATGTACATGGCGATCTTGTTGCCCAAATACGTGGGCCAGCCCGGCAGCTCGGTACTGTTCTCTGACGGCGCAGGCTACCGGCAAAACGCCGGCCTCGATGCGAGCCACGACGGCAAGATCACGAAAGACGAAGCCACTGCCAAGGTGCTCGCCAAACTGCAGCGCGGGCTGACGCCCGGCTTGACCGCAACCTATGTCCTATGACTCGCCATGCGCGTGATAGGCACTGACATGGATCAGCCGCCGCTTAACTTCACCTGGTGGCAGTTGGTGCTGTACCCCTTGTTTGCGTGCGTAGGCGGTGCGCTTGGCCATGTGCTGCGCACGCTCGACGCTGGCGGCCCCATTTCGCTGTGGCGCACGTTGCTGGAGTCGATGGCCGCGGGCTTCGTCGGCATTCTGGTGATGCTGATCTGCCAGCAGCTGCACCTGTCCCCGCAGTGGACCGGCGTGTGCGTCGGGGTGTGCGGCTGGCTGGGAGCCACCGTGAGCATTCGCATGCTGGAGCGCCTGGTTCGGGCCCGACTCGGCGTGCCGGTGGACGAAGGCGATCACACCGAAAGCACCTTCATTGGTGCCACACCGCCGCCGGCCGGCGACAAGGGGAATTGATGAAAAGCATCTATCGCTATGCCGGTGTCGCGCTCGCGGCCATCGGGCTGGTGACGTTGGGTGCGATCGCCGTGCGCCACTACGGTAATGGACGATTCGAAGACGGCCGCAACGCGGTGCTGGCTGACGATGCGCGCGCGGCTGTCCAACGGCAAACCGACCGCGATGCACTCGACCGGTACAGCGCGCTGGCCACCGGCACGCTCACCACCGCGCTCGGCACCCAGCTGCCCGCCATCCAAGGCCAGACCCATGACACACTCGAAACGATCCGTACGGTCTATCGTGACCGCCCTGCCGCTGACGTGGCTTGCGCTCGCCCTGACGGCGTGCAAACCGCTCTCAACGCGGCCGTCGAAAGAGCCAACCAAGCCGCCCACGGTCAACTGTGATCGGACACCGCCGCCAGCGGTCGTGCCGTTTGTGCCGGAGCTGAAGGGCGCCGCCGATATGCCGGCTAACGATGCATGGAAGGCGCAGATGATCGGCCTGTATCAGGCCGAGGTCACCATTCGCCGCGAGGAGCATGTCTGCATGGACACGCTGCGCGGGAAGGGCGTCATTCAATAGGAAAAGAGAAGGGCGACCGGCCATGGTGCGTCAACACCACGGTAAGTCACCAACCCGCAAGCACGCTGCGAGTCAGCCGAGGCCGACCGGTCCGCGCGAAGCCCTGCGGGCCTACGTGGCAAGAGGATCACTCGCAAGCCGACGGTGGCCGGTGGGCTGCTCTGACTCAGGCCGTGCAGCGTGTCCGCCCAGACGTGACCCGCGGTCTGTTCCTTCGGCCGGTCAGGTGAATTCGTGCACTTTGTGTTGCTCGTGATTGGATGACGGCACATCCTGATTACGGGCACCTGTAGTTTCTGACAGGGCGCATCTTTCGGATGCGTAAAGTTTGCTATAAAGAGCGCTGCTCGCAGGCCCACGACAACCGTGGGTGGCATCGAGCGCACTTTGCGCGCTGCGCATTTAGGGGATACATGGACATCGCACGGATAGCGCTGCGTGCGCTTCGGGATCGCTTGGCAATGGGGCAACGGGGCAAGCAAACATCACGTTGGCGCACTGGGCATCAGCTGCTCGCCGTTGTGGTATTCGCGCTGGCGCACCTGCCATCGGCGTCGGCTCAAGTGCAGATCTTCGGCGGCACTTATTACTTTCATTCCATGCCACAAGCTTTGGCAGCGTGCATGGCGGACGTACCGACGCGTCAGTACCTTTACAAAGCTTGCTATACCTATTCAGGAATCAACGAATACTGGGATAACTGGACGTCGTCCTTGCACCCTCTGGAGGCTGAGGGGACGAATGATTACCTCGACGTTGGAGTCACTCCCATCGCGCCGGGTACTCCCGGCAAGAATGCAGGCCCCGCCTGTCATTGTGCGACCAACCCTATTAATAAGTCCGGGGGAGACCCCATTAATCTGGGCACGGGTAATGAGTATCGTGACGAAGAGGACGCCGCCCTCGGCGCGCTGAGCTTCCATCGCTATTACAACAGCCAGCCTGAAGTTATCTCGGCAAACATCGGCGTTAACTGGCGCGACAGCTTTGACCGCAGCGTGCTCGCAGTAAGCGTCAATCCAACCCAGGCCACGGTCGTGCGGCCCGATGGCACGCAAGTCCTCTTCAATCTTAAGGGCGCCGCATGGGTCTCCGACTTGGATGTTTCCGATACGCTGTCGTCGACATCCGATGGGTCAGGTGATATCACCGGCTGGACATACTTCGAGGCTGCGACCCGTCATAACGAAAGCTTCGATGCCTATGGGCGAGTCACATCCATCGTTGACGAAAACCAGCGCACAACTTTGCTCACTTACGCTCCAGCGTCGGTGCTGCCGGGAAGCGGCAGGCTGAGCAGCGTGGTCGACCCAGAGGGTCGCCAGCTCTCGTTCACTTACAACAGTAGTGGAAACATTGCGACGGTGACGTTGCCCGATAACGGCGTGTTGACTTACGGCTATGACAGTTCCGGCAATCTTCAGCAGGTGACGTACCCCGATCAAAGCACGCGGGTGTACCACTACAACGAGAGCGGGTTGACCTCTGGCGCTTCGTTCCCCAACAACCTCACGGGAGTCACGGACGAGACCGGAACGCGCTACGCCAGTATCGGCTATGACAGCGTCGGTCACGCCAACTCCTCCGTGCTCGCAGGCAACGTCGACCTCACGCAGGTCACGTACAACAGCAATGGCACGACATCGGTCACGTATCCGCTGGGTGCACAGACCACGCTGAATTTTGTGGTGACCAGTGGCACCGTCCACGGCAGCACCGTCAGTGCCCCCTGTGGTCCGATCTGCGATCAACCGTACGCCGCGGCTACGTTCGATAACAATGGCCATCCGCTCACAGCGACCGATTTCAAAGGCAATGTGACTCGGACAACCTACGACGCGAATGGATTGCTCGATCAGGAAGTCGACGCCCTCGGAGCGACCAATCAACGCGTAACCAATACCACTTGGAACACCGCGCTGCGAGTGCCGCTCCAAACCACCGTCGTCAACGCGAGTAACGCCACGGTCGCCGAGACTTCTTGGGTCTACAACACGATTGGCCAGCCGCTAGCCCGTTGCGAGATCGATCCGGTTTTGGCGAGCAGCTACACCTGTGCAGTCACCGGTGTAGTCCCAGCGGGTGTGCGTCGCTGGACCTATAGCTATTGCGCGGCGGTGGACGGCGTGCAGTGTCCGTTGGTCGGATTACTGCTCAGCGTCACCGGCCCCCGTACCGATCTCGCCCAGACCATCACTTACAGCTATTACATGACCAGCAGCGCCACGAGCTGCGGCACACCGGGTGCGGCGTGTTACCAAACGGGTGACCTTTATCAGATCACCGATGCGCTGGGCCATGTGACCACTGTCGCTTCGTACGACGGGGCGGGCCGCATCACGCGGTCCGTCGACGCTAACGGCATCAACACTGACTTGGCCTACACGCCGCGTGGTTGGCTCGCCTCGCGCACCGTCAACGGTGCCACCACTACCCTCACTTATTGGCCATACGGCGCAGTCGAAACGATCACCAAACCCAACGGGGTGACCACCACCTTCAAATACGATACCGCCCATCGTCTGACCGACATCCTGGATGCGCAGAGCAACGACCTTCACTACACGCTGGACGCGGCTGGCAACAAAACCAGTGAGCAGATTTTCAACATCTCTGGCATGCCGCTGCAAAGCCAGTCACGTCAGTTCAACACGCTGGGCCAGCTCACAGCGGTGATCGACGGGCTCAACCAGACCGTCTTCAATGCCAGCGCCAGCGGTAACTACGATGCTAATGGCAATCTGGTCAACAGTACCGACGCCCTCGGTCACCAGCGCCAACAGGGCTTCGATGCACTGAACCGCTTGACGAGCACCATCGCCAATTACAACGGTACCGACACGGCCACGAAAAACACCACCACAACGACCAGCCTGGATGCGCTAAACCGCATGACGAGCGTTACCGATCCGGCGGCTCTCATAACCACCAACACCTACGATGGTCTGAGCAACCGCACGCGGCTGCAAAGCCCGGATACCGGCACCAGCACCGACACTTTCGATGCGGCCGGCAATCGCCTCACGCATACCGATGCAAAGGGCGTCGTCAGCACCTCGACCTATGACGCGGATGATCGCCTGATCAGCACCAGCTACGTCGATACCACGCAAAACGTCAGCTATACCTACGACGAAGCCAACACAGTGACAGGCTGCAGTGCTTCCAGTCCAATCGATCGGCTCACGAGGGTGGTGGAGGGCGCCGTCACTACGGTGTTCTGCTACGACGGCCGCGGTAACGTCATCCAGAAGATGCAGGAGACGTCGGGTAATAATGACATCACCCATTACAGCTACACGGCAGCCAATCAACTAAGCAGCGAAAGTACGCCTGACCAGACCGCGATCAGCTACACGTACGATAGCAACGGACGTATCAGCGGTGTGCAAGTGACACCCAGCGGCGCCACCACGGCATCGCCTACTGTGGTCAGCGCCATCAGCTATCTGCCGTTCGGGCCGATCAGCAGCTACACGCTAGGTAACGGTCAGACCATCATTCGCGGTTATAACGCCAACTACCAGCTTACCGACCTGACCAGTCCGGCCCTGGTGCTGCATTTTGCGCGGGATGCGATGGGCAATATCGTCGCCTTGGGCAACGCACCAGGTGCCAACCCAGCTACGGAGACGTATAGCTACGATCCGCTGTATCGGCTCACTGGCATCACCGACGCCGGCACCGCGCTGGAAACCTACACCTACAATCAGACCGGCGATCGTCTAAGTAAGACGGCGCCCGGCCTGGCTACCGGTGCCTATCTCTACACCAGCGGCACACACAAAATCGCCAGCATCGGCAACGCAGCACGCATCAACGATGCTGACGGCAACACGACAGCTAGTGTGATGGGAGGGAATGCGTACGGGTTCGGGTACAACGGACGCAACCGCTTGACGGTGGCGCAGCTCAATGGCCAGACCGTGGGCGCGTACACGTACAACGCCGTGGGCGAGCGCATCAACAAGGTCGCTACCTATCCGCAGGCCGTGACCGAGCGTTACGCCTACAATGAGGCCGGTCAATTGATCGGCGAATACGGCACGACCAACAGGGATTACATCTGGCTGGGCGACTTGCCGGTGGCGGTTGTGGACAACACCATCAATGGCAGCGTGACGACCAGCACGGTCAACTATGTGACTGCCGATCAGCTAAATACGCCGAGGGCGGTAACCAATAGTACGGGCACCGTGATCTGGCAGCTGCCGTATCAAGAGAACCCCTTCGGTGAACAGCAACCGACGTCAGCGACGGGCTATGTATTGAATTTAAGGTTCAGTGGGCAGTATTACGATGCCGAATCTGGTTTGGCGAACTTTGGCTTCCGAAGCTACGAGGCGGCTACGGGTCGTTCTCCCCAGAGTGATCCGATGGGGCTTTTCGGCGGGCAGATTGATACTTATGCGTATGTCGACTCCAGTCCATTAAACTTCGTTGACCCCTATGGCTTGGCTTTGCAACGCGTCACGCTCCCGGGACTTGGCTCAACATACCTGGATGACTCCTTCTCGCCCCACGTCGATCAGTTCATAGCTAATGCTGCTGCAAATGGGGTGAATCTGAATTTTAATAGCGCTTATCGAACTCCCGAGCATCAAGCGGCCTTACACAACGATCCTCATGCCATCACCCCAGCAGATCAGAGCCTACATTCGTGTGGCTTTGCGGTCGATGTGAATTATTCAACGTTATCTACGGCGCAGCAAAAAATAATTCGAGACGCAGCCAGCTCGGCGGGTTTAAGTTGGGGAGGGAGCTTCAGTACTCCCGACCCACCGCATTTTTATATGAATCCACCCGCTGACAGATCTACCGCAATTCAAAATGCAACCGATGAATACCAGAAGTTAAATGCCCCAACGACCCAGGGTGGAACACCATGAAGCGTATCTTTGTTAAATGTATAATTTGTATCTCAATGCTCCTAGTCGTTGGCTCTGGCATTTGTCAGAATTCTCCTAATTCAAAGCTGAAGATCACTGGAATTTATTCAAATATGCAGTACAACGCGGAGTCTGGTGACGTTCTTGGGCAGGAAATATTCATTGTTTTCTCAAGAGATGGGTATTTCGCCATTCTGCAAAATAGCGAAGGTGAGCCGGCCGTGCCAGTGGTCGTTCCATTGAAGGTTCTAGGCTCAAATATTTATTTTCACGTGCCTTCGAACCTTGATTCCAGAGGTAACTTTCAAGGTGTCATTACCGGTGCGGAACTGAGGGGGGCGTTTAGCGGGAACGACCAAAAAGTTGAATTAAAAAGGAAGAATAGCTACTGGCAATAGCTCTCGCGAAGTTTTGCCTTAATGGATATGACGTCCGCGAAGCAATTTGAGCGCCCGCTAAATGGCTCAAGGCATTCGCAGAGGAAGTTCTCGTTCCAGGTCGTTTCGGCCGCAAGCCATATCTCAGACTAGCTGTGCTGACATCATTAGATGAGCAAATCAACGCTAGGTTGGCGGCGTAGGTTAACTTCAGCGTTAGACTTCTTTGACAGGAGACGTATGGGACACGAGATTCAAAAGCCAAAGCTCTTCATCAGCCACGCCACCAGCGATGGAGAGTTTGCGCATGCTGTCAAAGCCGAGATCGAGAAGGTGTTCGCAAATGGCGTAAGCGTTTTTTGCACGAGCTCGCCCGGTTCTATTCCAATTGGTAATGATTGGCTATCAGACATTGAAGGAAAGCTCAATTCGGCTCAGGCAGTCATCGCCATTGTTACCCCAGTCTCTATTGAGCGCCCTTGGCTTTGGTTCGAACTAGGCGCCACCTGGTCGAGCGGCCGATCTGGCGACTGTCACATCTATCCGCTTTGCGTGGCTGAAATTGACCTCAGCTCACTGCCTCCTCCGCTAAATCGCCTGCAAGCATTGTCACTGGGTCGTGCATCAGACTTAAAGATGTTGTTCGAGGCCCTAATAGCTCAGTTTGGCTTTGGCAAGATCTCGTCTTTCAAAGCGTCCAACATTACGTCCCGCATTCCCAAGTACGAGAAGGTACGGGTGAAAGAGGTAGATCTAAACGAGCGTCGGTTGTACTCGGGGAAGTACTCTGGATACAGCAATGAAGAACTCATGGAGATCATCGACACCCACTTGTTCTTCCCGGACTACGAAACCGAACAGCGATATTCCTCCATTCGCGGCAGAGAGGAGGTTGTTCAACGCGGTAAGCTTCTTCACTTTGGGGAAATCGACCGTGAGCTTGAGCTGCCCCCAGGGACGGCGAGACAACTCGTCGTTGCGGTAGCGGAGCGTTACGACCTCAAGCCAACGCTTCTCACGGATAACGTTGTGCGCTTCGAATATGGCGAGGACGAAGCCGAAGCCTAGCAATCACTCGAGCGTCGAATGTCCGTATATGGACTCCTGACCCACCGCGCGGCAGCGCTAACCGCTAAAAGGGCCTGAGTCTTCGCCGCTAAGGTTCTGGTCCTAAGAGGGGACCCGACTTAGAGAAGTTCACGGACTCCCCAAATTTCCCCCACGATAGCGATCAAGCCCATATATTATGCGGTTTGCGGGTGCCCCTCTTGGGCATCTTTATAGTGAAAGCGGGCGATTGGGCTCAGCGGCCCGTCCCTGGGCGATGAGGTGCCCCCTTCGATCCTTACGAGGAACGTCTCCC